CTGTTGTATTCTGACACGGGATCGTCTTTACCGAGAGTCGTCAACGACTTCTCGATATACCAAAGACCTGTTGGTCCTTGGAATCCATGGTCCCAGATGCGAGTGAAAGGAATGTCTTCGTTGACTGGCGCAGGAAGGAAACGAATCACGGCGTATCCGTTACCAGCCTTATCGACGGTAGGCTTCCAATACTTTCCCTCGTCGGGATCTGAATATGTGGTATTTTGTTTAGCAAGTTCTTTAGTGAGCCTCTCAAAAGAAGAGCTGGAAGAACGCTTGAGGTCTGCAAATGACATAGTTATCTCCTATATGTCGGTGTGTTTCGAAGTATTTAGATTGCAGCGAACTGCAATTGTATTTATCATGAAGTAAAAGCATCCTTGACAATTTTTCTACATTTAAATGCATCATAATGAAAAAAGGGCTTATACTTCAGCAGCTTCTTGTGGATGCTGGGCCATAGGACACCATCCTCAATCTTCTTGTTCCAATGACCGAAGAACCCGAAGATATCATTGAGGATAATCACCGTCTCGATAGAAATCTCTCGACGAAGATATTGTTTCAGTAAGAAGGGATGTTGCCCATTCTTTACAATAACACAATCATTGAAATTTGTACATAGTTTTTTTACGTCTTCTTCGAAGATATAAGAAAGAGACTGCTGTCTCTTCAACCATTCATTGTACACTTTCTCTGAGTCATCATCAAACAGATCGCCTATCCATTTCAAATCGCCATCTACAAAGTTGGCAACCAGATATTTGAGCGGATCTTTATGTTTCGACAACTTATAGAACTGATACTTGTCCTTACGTACATCAAAGCTCGAAGGCTTTGCACCTATCTTACCGTTGTATTTGATGTAGTCATAGCTGTCTGTTGTGAAGTGGTTTTTAAGGGCGAGGAAAGTGGTGTAGCTCTCGAATGGAGTCATACTGGTAGCTTAGCCCTCTTTGGCAAGAAGTTAAGATCTTCTGCTTCGTCTTGTAGACGAGCCTTGATACGAATGTTACTGCGAATGATACTCGCGGCAGCCTCGATCTCGATGTTATTCTTTTCACAATAGTGGACGACGGCATCCATATAATCTAAATCATAATTAATAACCAATCGTTCAATTTCTTTAATGAACTTTTCAGAAGTCAATGCTTTCGTTGAAATGACGTCGTCCACCATAATAATCATCCTCTATAAAAAATGTGTGCACCAATCTTAGTCGTACGAGCAAACACTCTACCCCATGACGGACTTACGTAGTCAGCGTGGTAAAACTTTGCTCCCTTTGTTACGTCACCGTAATTTCCGAGATACACATGTTCGGCGATTTCCCTTGCTTTTGCAAAGGCTACACCATCACGAATTCTTTTTCCACCCTCACACTTCCATGAAAATTGGCATACGCGCGCAGTTCTCTGATTGATAACTCCACATGGCGTGCTTGGGAAACGATCGTCTTTTGCGCGGTTCAAAACAACATTGTTTACCGCAATCCTACCTTTATAAGGTTCATGGCCAGCTTCGAAGTATGTATTCTCGGCCATGCATTGGATTTGTTTTTTGTCGTAGTTGCTCAGATAGACTGGCTTCTTTACGACCTTTTCTTTTTCGATTACCTGAATAACTGGGACCTTTACGATCTTGACTTCAGGTTCTTTGTTTGGTGTAGCCAAAGCCACACCTGTTACTGCAATGATACCTATGACAAAGCCTTCGGCCCAGCGTAGATACGGGAAATCTTTTCTAGTTTCGAAAAGTTTCATGTTCTTCCTCTTAGTCTCAATGACTTTGGCAAACAGAGACTACTTTACAGGCATCCCAGCCATATAGTTTTCTGCCGCTATAAGAAGATACACAAGAGAATAACGAAGTATCTTCCATCCATTTCCCTCTTACTGGAAATGCAAAATCATTAGTGTTTTCGTCGGTGGCATCCGAATGATGCCGCTTTCTAGCCATCTAAGACTTGAAGTTTTGCAAGAGTCAATGGAGGATTCTAACCTCCGTCGTGATATTTTATTTATACTACCGCCAGCAGTTTTTCTGGCGACTCGTAGCACCAGTCATTCAACTGGTAGTAAGTGGCCCGTTCTGTTCCAAGGTGGAGCCATACCCGTGTAGATCATGCCGCTAGGCGGATATCTGCAAAGCTATCGTTATCGTTAGCATTTATGTTTAGTGGCACTTTGCCAAGCAATCAGTCTCAAACCGCCCTATTACACGAAAATCGAATTCCATAGTCACCCCCATCATGGACACACGTTGCGCAACTCAGTCAATCTGTCGTGACATTACATCCTGTGCAATGTGGTTGAAAGACTGTGTGTCCATGGTGGAGGTGCGGGGAGTCGAACCCCGGTCTTTCCGCCTTTATTGTTGATTGTCAACAACTGATATTCTATTTATACCCCAACGGGCTTTAATTGTACATGCTTAATTGCACCAAGATTGCTTTGCATCACCAAAATATGCACGTGCAAAACCATTCTTGATGAGAAGGTCTCGAAGGCTCATGCCATCAAGGAGAATATCTCCAAGAACACGTCCACCGAACTTATCCCAATCGTACAGAACAACCTGATGCTTCTTTGTAGATTTGATTACCAAATTGGTGAATTCACTAGATTGTTCGCCACGCTTCTTCTCGCTCTCACACTTGGCACGAAAGCTCTTTTCAGGTGTATCGACACCAAAGATTCGAACACCAAGTTCAGGCTTTAGAGGAGCTGGCAGATACGGTGCGGTAATGACGATCGTATCACCATCAATCGCACGAACAATGGTAGTGTCATATGTCACACCTGTAGGTGTCTTCTGTGCAATAGCTGGAGTTGCCAGCAACACGAGTGCTAGCGCAATAAAATTTTTCATGTATTATTCCTTAGTTACAACGGGTTTCCCAATAAACGTAGCGTTCGCCACGATACCATTCGGTGATTTGTTCACGAACGCAATAGCGTCTATCATATCTATAATCTGGTGGATAGTAGCGATTATCGTCGCGCGGCTCATAATCTCTTTCTCGCTCACGATCCCTCTCGCGATCGCGATTACCTGAGCTGAGAGCACCAACTACAACACCACCGATGATAGCGCCGCAAAGCCAGCCACAGCCAGCTTTACGACGCTCTTGCTGGACATGGTCGCGATTTCGATCTCGACGATGATCAGCAAAGGCAGGAGTAGAGATTAGCATACTACCGACAACTAAAGATGCAATTAATTTTTTCATATGTAGTCCTCGTCAATATCTGCAAACATCACTCGTTTTCTTGGATCGCCAGCGGCAATGCATCGAGTGAGTGTCAGCGCTTCTTTGTAATTCTTCGTGTGGAACATCACCGGGAAAACGATCTCATCGTCATCCTCGGTTTCGAAAGACATTCCTACAAAGTAAGTACCATTTTCTTCTACCATTCACTTATTTATTATCGGTAGATTTTTCCTTCTTGAGCTTCTCACGCTTGCGATCACCGAGCCAGAAGAGACCGACGAATGGACCACCAATAACTACGGCAGTGAGTACAAGCGGCCACAATAGCGAACCAAGAAAACATACCCACAACAGACCGGCTGGATCACCACCATCTAGATCAAACCGCCCGATACAATATGTACTGACTGCAAAGAGTACAATAGCAACAATTAACCATAACCACATATTAAGCTTCCTTCCTACCAAACTTCTGACCAATTTTGAAGATGCCGATCAAAGGCAAAGATATCGGCCAAGTAAGTGCGACAGCAAATGTTCTCAAAGCATAACCGACAACTCTATCTTCACACACCTGCTGACCTGTTTCACCATAGTGCTTAGGATCACGATAAAACAAAGTCTTATAATTCATGCCTGCATAGAACGTCCGTCCTAAAAGCAATGCAATAAAACCATATAACCAAAACATAACTTAACTCCTTATTCTTACATAACTAATTGAATCATAACCAGGATAACCATCTGCCCACTGATTACGAGCTTGTTCCTTGAAACCGATAGATTCTGCATTCTGCTTAAAGTATTGCTTAGCTGCAATCTGCACACCATATTCGGTTTCAGCCTGAATCTCAAAGCTATCTGAGTTCCAAACCTTTTTGAATGTAACCTTATACGTCTTGAGCTTCTTGAGCTTCTTGATCTTATCCTTTGTAGAACCGGGCTGACTGTTGAGGATCTGATTGAACTTACTCTCGCTTAGAGAAGCAAGAGGTCCCCAGGATTCTGGGGACCGACTCTTAACCTCAAACATCATGCTGCGTCTGCAAATTCGATGGCAGTTTCCAATGCCTTCGTCTTGAGGTTCTTGTTCGAACCGTACCAAGCAGAAGTCATACGATTATCTGCATTGCGACCAATCATGTGATCAGTCATGAAGGTAACCGCGTTGAAAGCCTGCCACCAACTACCTTCGCCAAACTCGGCACCAGGCTGTTGGTCCATGATTTCGAGAGCGATACCAGCATTCTTGCTGAGGTCCTTCTTCGAACCGGTGACAGGGAATACACGCTGGAAATACTCGACGATGTTTTCGTCAGTGTAACGCTTCGAACCAAGATAAGCAGCCATTTCTTTGTATTTGGCAAGCTTTTCCTTGGCAACACCGAGTGTTTCCTTGACAACGTCACCGTCAAACTCACGACGATGGCTGACCTTGACGATCTTGCTCGACTGACTGTTCAGCGAGAGAGTCAGAGTGTTGTTGCAAACAACGCGAACTGGAGTGAAGCGAACATCGATCGACCAACCATACTTATGCGGATTGGTGAAGAGCAGATAGGAATCGACCTGATCGCCCTTGAACAATTCGAAGGAATCCTTCACCTTTGCCAAGGCCCAAACAAGCTGACCGTCGCGAAGCGAACCAGCGGTGTGCATTTCCATCTCACCAGCTGCAACGAAATCATTGAAGAATTCGAAGGCTGATTCGTTCTGATTAGGAACCCAATCGTTAGTGATTACGTCGAGGATCTTGTTGTCGACGTCACGAACCAGAGCGGAGTGACCGATGTCGACTTGCTTGCCACCGATTTCGGCGAAAGCAGGAACTGGATTGACCTTCCAGTCGAGGTTTGCTGCCTTCAGCATCTGATTCGGAGTAAGGTCGTTCGAGACCTTCGTGCCGAGGTGATGCCAAGGTGTTTCGCCTGCATAAGCCATCGAAGCCTTGCCGTCGAGAAATTCAATCATATGAGCCATAATATATTTTCCTTTTTCAATTTGGTATAACCATTCTACCAAGATTTTGATAAAATGTACATGTTTATTTTTAAATTAAGATGCTTTTAAGCAGCATTCATCAAAGAATGCAATATCACGTGTAATACGCTTTGCAGTGCTGATCAACTGACGTGTTGAACATCCGACGAAGTCAAAGCCATCACATTCCATACAAGTCTGAACCTGCAATGCTTGTTCCAAAGAAATTTGGAGGCCTTCAGCAATATCTCGAGTAACTTGATTCATCATAATCTCCTTAGCTTATTATTCATACTACCAAAGTTTTGATAAAATGTACATGTTTAATTTGCAGTTTCGATTAAATTAATTGCACCGATGGCAAAGATTCCGAGACCAATGAAGCTCTGAATTACAACCTGAAATACGCTAGCATACTCAGGAATAAGAATAAGGATGAGCAATCCGATAAACAATGTAACATAATTCATATTATATCTCCAACGAACGTTCATAGGCTTCGCGCTCGGCTTGCTGATCAAACCAGTCGCTGAGGGCTTGACGGCCAAGCCATTCTTCGTAACCTTCCCAAAGGGACTTATCAAATTCAACATTTTCCAT